CTTTTCTAGAAGTACAGCGCACACTTAACGTTAACTTTGCAGGTCAGGCCGCAGCAGCTGTAGAAGGCTATGCAGGCAGTATGGCTAAATTAACTGTAGCCGTAGATGAATCTAAAGAGGCAATAGGCAAGGGCTTACTAGATGCCATAGCAGCACTATCTGGCAGTAACGATATAGATACATTTACTATAAAGATGGTCAATGCAGCCGAGAAGATAGGCAACGCATTTAGGACTGTTGGCGATGTAATAGGATTACTTAACCCTAACGCAAGCGTTAAAGTAGGCGGCAAGTTCTTACGTAAATCCGATATGAACGCGCCTAGATTATCACCAGCCACAAGCAGAGCAATTTTATTAAGGCAAGAAACTACACAAATTAAAAATGGTATTACATTACGTAAAGCAGAAAATGACCAAATTAAACAAAAGACTGCCGTAGATCAATTACGAGACAAGTTTGATTTAGAGCGCGTAGGACTTATAGCTGCACTTAACGCTGCAACCGATGAAGAAACTAAGTTACGCATCAGGGCGCAATTAGCAATCCTAGACAATAACGAGGCTTTGGCTAAAAAGATTTCCGCTGAAATGGAAGCTGCTCGTAAAGCGAAAGAGCTAGCAGATGCGTTTGACAATGCGGCTAAACAAACTACTGCTGCAACGCTGGCTAATCTTAGTAGATTAACAGGACTTATGGATGCGATGATACCTGGCATACTTGCTAGAGCGCAGACACAAGGAGTTACAGTGCCATACACAGCTGCAAATACTTTACAAAACATAGATAGAGGAATTGCTCAAATGGAAGCCATGATTCCTGGCATAAAGGAAAGAGCGGAAGCACAAGGACTATTACCTTCTTCTAGTCCTTTAGCTAATATAGACAGACTTACAAGTCAAATGGATGCCATGATTCCAAACATATTGGCTAGAGCGCAGGCACAGGGATTAACACTGCCAGCTAGTTTAAGAAACGATATTAAAATTACAATAGACACTTCACAAACAGGCGACAAGTTTGCACAGTTAATTGCAGAAAGCATACAGGTAGCAGAGCGCAGCGGATTTAGTACAAGCGCAAACGGCAGTCTTCCATAATGCCAGTACCAGTAATAACCGCTTTAATTAACTTTAGCACTGGGCCTAGTTTTGCCCAGACCATGATCTTAGATTCAGGCATATTAGATACAAACGTATTAGGTGATGCATCAGCTGTAATTGTAGATGTTTCTAATCAGGTTAATCGCATAGAGACCACAAGAGGCCGTACTGCATTAGCAGATCAATTCCAGACAGGCACACTTACCTTACGCATAGTAGATCAGAATGGCGACTTTAATCCGCAGAATGTAACAGGGCCGTATTACAATTTATTGACACCTATGAAGAAAGTGCAGATTAGTGCTAGTTACTCATCAGTAAGTTATCCTATATTCCAAGGCTTTATTACAAGCTACGTTACTACATATCCAGGTGAATCTGGTGAAGATGTAGCCATTACGACTATACAAGCCGTAGATGCATTTAGATTAGCGCAGATAGCACAGATCAGCACAGTTACAGGTGCGACTGCAGGCGACTTATCAGGCACACGTATAAATCAAATACTGGATCAAATTGGCTGGCCGTCAACTATGCGTGATGTAGATTCAGGATTGACTAGTCTGCAAAATGATCCGTCAAGTAATAGGACAGCTTTAGCAGCTCTTACTACAGTGGCCACGTCAGAGTATGGCGCACTTTATGTAGATGCCAGTGGCTCGTTTGTATTCCAAGATAGAAACGTAACCGCAGGATCTATTGGCGGCACACCTACAATCTTTGCAGATAACGGCACAGGTATAGATTACTTTGATGCTAGTTGGATTCTTAACGATGTGCTTATATTTAACAAAGCTACAATTACAAGGACAGGTGGCACAGCGCAGGTAGCCACAAACCAAGACAGCATAGATAAATACTTTCTACACAGCTACTTCTTAGACAGCCTACTTATGCAGACCGATGCAGTAGCCCTAGATTACGCACAAGCTTATGTGGCTAGTAGAGCTGAGACAGAGATCCGAGTAGATTCCATAGTGCTTGACCTATACACAGACAATTACAATAGCGGCATACTTGCAGCCCTAGGCCTAGACTTCTTTGATCCTATACAGGTTATTACTACACAGCCAGGCGGATCTACCCTAGAGAAAACATTACAGATTTTCGGTGTACGTATGAATATATCACCGAATAGTTGGCGCACTACGTTCACGACATTAGAGCCAGTCATAGACGCATTTATCCTAAATGATACGATTTATGGCACTTTAGACTATAATGTCCTAAGTTACTAAGGGGTATAGATGGCAAAGCAAACGTTCACCACTGGGCAGGTATTAACAGCTGCACAGATGACTTCACTACAACAAACGGCTATGGGTGGCGGATCTGCAACCGCTAAGACTGCATCTTATGTTTTAGTCGCAGCCGATGCAGGTACTACTGTTGCTATGAACGCAGCAGGTGCAACAACAATTACTGTAAATACAGGTTTGTTTGCAGCAGGTGATACAGTATTTATTCAGAACTTAGGTGCAGGCGCTTGCACGGTTACTGCTGGCACTGCCACAGTTGCTACCGCAGGAAGTTTGATTCTGCCTCAGAACGATGCAGGTATATTATATTTTACAGCTACAGGTGCATCTATATTCTATGATTACATACAAGCAGGCGCAGTATCACCATTAACTACAAAAGGTGATCTTTATGGTTTTAGTACATCAGATGCTCGTATCCCTATCGGAACTAATAATCAAATTTTAACAGCAGATAGCGCGCAAGCACTAGGATTAAAATGGGCAACACCTGGCGGTTCAACTAAATCTTATGCATTATTATCCACCACGTCATTAACGGGTGCAAGCACAACCATTTCAGGTCTTAGTGGTTATGACAATTTCTTCATTTTGCTTAGAGGTGTTAGTGGTGATACAGCAAACAGAAGTTTAATTATGAAAATAAATGCAATAAACGATGCAGCAAACTATCGCGAAATGGGTGGCAGAGTTAATGCTGCATCATCTTATACTGCTGCTGGTCTTTTGGAAGAATTAAATTATTTTGAAAACAATGGTCAACTTTATATTGGCAAAATGGCTAATAATGCTTCTTCAACAATTTCAGGATTTATTCAAATTGCTGGTGCAAATACATCTGGCACTAAAGTTTTGAATTATGGCACAACTGGAAGCGATGGTGGTAGTAATAATAATGCAATGTCGCTTATAGGATCTATTTCAAAAGATAGTGCTGTTGTAAGTTCGCTTGTATTTGCTTTTGATAGCGGTAATCTTGATGCAGGAACAGTTTATATTTACGGCGCGGCATAAGGGGAAACTATGAAACTAATACATAAAACAGTTAATGCAATAACAGGCGAAGAAACATTTGTTGAGGTAGAAGAAACTGCTGCTGAGAAAAAAGCTAGAGAAGCATCTGTGGCAGAGCAAGTAAAACGCCAAGCCGAAGCCGAAGCACAGGCAACGGCTAAAGCAGCATTGTTAAGCAAACTTGGTATTACAGCTGAGGAAGCCGCTTTACTTCTCTCATAATGAAACCCTGGCTATGTGCAGCTGGTACACAATTAAGAGATCAAATTGATACCTGGTACGCAGATCGCCGCACTACCTATGATGGGTGGTTGGGTGATGCTCGTCATTCCACCAGAAAATCGGATCATAATCCAGACACAGATGGGTGTGTACGAGCCATTGATGTGGATTCTCGCTTGGATTCATCCGAGGGGATCTCGGTATATTTGGCTGACCAAATCAGAATCTGTGGTAAAGCCGATAAGCGCATATCTTACGTAATCCATAATGGCATGATCGCTAGCAGGATACTTAATTTTAAGTGGCGTAAGTACAAAGGCTTTAACAAACACACAAAGCACATACATATCAGCTTTACAAAGTTAGGCGATAAAGATAGCAAGCCGTTTGATATACCACTACTAGGGGGTAACATATGAAAATAAGCAATAAGCAGAAAGCAATACTTAAATCCTACGCACGTGGCGTATTAGTATCATTCTTAACATTCTTAGCCAGTAATGAGCTAGGACTAGATCCAGTTATATCAGTAGTAGTGGCCGCACTTGCAGGCCCAGCAGCTAGGGCTCTAGACAAATCCGATAGTGCTTATGGCATCGGTGCAGATGAAGCATGACACCTGGCGAGTGGGTCGCTTTAGCCGTTGGCGTATGCGCCGTATGTACAAGTTTGTTAGTGGCTCTACGCTGGGTTATTAAATCTTACTTAGCAGAATTAAAACCTAACTCTGGTACTAGCATGAAGGATCAGTTAACTAGATTAGAGCAGCGTGTTGATGATCTGTATTCTCTAATAGTTAAGCGACAATAATCCTATGGCTGATACAAGGCGTAAGCGTAAGAAAATAAATAAGCGCATTGTGCGTAAATCACCTGACCCATTATCTAAGCTAGATCAGCATTATATTGCTATGAATGAAATCTACAAGGCTGCACGTAAAGCTGGCTTTAGTGATAGCTGTAGCCTGTATTTTGTATCAGATAGGGCGACTATGCCAGACTGGGTTATTGGTGATGGCGGCATCATACCTAGTATAGATCCTACAGAAGAAGATGACGATTAAGCGTTGGCTAGTAATATCAGATTTACAAGTTCCCTTTCATCATGAGCAGGCAGTTAAGAACGTCATTAAACTTGCAAGACGTGAAAAGTTTGATGAGGTTTTATGTGTTGGCGATGAGATCGACTTTCAAACAATTAGCAAGTGGGCCGATGGCACACCTTTGGCTTACAGTCAGACTCTTAACGAAGATCGTGCAGCTTGTCAAAACATTCTTTGGGATCTTACAGAATATAGTAAAGTCGCCTCGGTAATTAGATCTAATCATACTGATCGTTTATATAACACACTGCTCAAAGCACCTGGCTTAATAGGTTTACCAGAGCTGCAATACCCTAAGTTTATGGACTTTGCTAGCATGGGCATTGACTACTATCGCACAGCTTATGAGTTTTACCCTGGCTGGGTATTAGCACATGGCGATGAGGGCAGCATGAGTCAGCACGCAGGTATCACAGCCCTTAATCTTGCTAAAAAATGGGGCAAATCGGTCATATGCGGACATAGCCATAGACTAGGCATGAGTGCCTATACAGAAGCCATAGGAAGCCATTACAGGCCCTTGTATGGCATTGAGGTAGGTAATCTTATGGACAGAAAAAAAGCCTCTTATATACGCTATGGAAGCGCGAATTGGCAGATGGGCTTTGCTATACTAGAAGCCGTAGGAAAGACACTAACACCCACGTTAGTGCCCATAAATAAGGATGGCTCATTTACAGCTCTAGGGCGGTATTACGGGTAACATCGTTACCTAATCGTTATACAAACAACGCCCTAAATAATCCACAAAGTCATACACAAGTGCAACACTATTGCTATGCCACAAATTGTGGTATGGAAAGTAGGGCTACATGATTATGACAACAACACCCTGGCTATGGCTTTATTGC